GTCATTGGATACCCCCAATATTGTTTGAAACTGTGAGAATGATAGACGGTATGCCGGGGACAGGTGCAGCCGCAGGCACGGAAAGAAGTTCAACACTCAGGCTGGTCGTTGAAAACATCATCTCAACGTAGTCGCCAGCGTTGAGGTCGAAAAAGTAGTTCAGTGACGAAAATATTTCAGCGTCATTACCCTGAATCCTAATCTGGCTGGCGCTGTCTGGCACGTCTGTGCCGTTGAGCCTAAACCAGAAGTAGAACTCGGCTGTGCCGCCTGTAGTCTTGTCCAACTGAAACGAGGTGTCAAAGTTGTAGATGCCCGGTGTGTCCACGTACACCCTTGATGTTGGGGTGCCAAGATACACACCTCGGCTCAAGTCCGTAGTGTTGAACGTAATCGCTTGGGCCGTGTTGATCGTTGTTGCAGTCTGAGTCGTGGTGTCGTAGAACGAGCCGTACCGCGATCGTTCAAACTCACGAGGGGCTGGGGTCACTTGAAGACCTTCAATCTGTTTCTGCAACTCGGCTGTCAGTTCAGTGCAAGGGCTTTCGATCTGCTTTTGCAACCCCTCGATTTGCTTTTGCAATTCAGCGGTCAGTTCGGTGCAAGGACACTCAATCTGCTTTTGCAACCCGTCGATCTGTTTCTGCAACTCGGCGATTTGGTCAAGTGCGCTTTCCTGACTTGGCTGTGTCTTGAGCGAATCAATACTGATGACGATCTCGCCAAAGTCTTCTTGGGTGGGCATGGGTGGCCCCACTTGCAAGTCGGTCAGCGATGCGGTGTTTTGGCCGCTGCCGGTCAACACAAACAGGTTCAGGAAAAACCGATACCACTCACGCGAGATGAGGTTTGTCTTCGGGTCCAGCAAAGGAACCCGAGGAGGCGTGATATTAGTGAGTTGAGAGGTTGCCATTACGCTGCGGTCGGACTGAGGATAAGTTCAGCACCGGTGATGGCAATTTTTACGGGGTCAGTGCCCGACAACTCGTACACCCGGTCACGCAGCTTGAGCGTCATGCCCAAGCGCCTCCAAAATGTACGGCGTCCATAAGCACCAATCTGGCCGATGGGTGCCCAGTGCTCGTTGGACCATGTGTGTCCACCGTCATCGCTCCAACGCAGCATGACTTGGGGGTCGCTGCCCTGCCCAGTGTTCAGGCCAACACCGGCCTCACAGTTGAGTTGAAGGCTGTGCTGCGCAGTGCGCTTGAAGTTGTTCTGGCCCGTGGGCAGTGCCCGCCATGTGCGATACCACTTTTGAATGCTTCCGTTGTCCGAGTAATCCTCAAGATCAAAAGCGTAGATGTTGCCAGTCTGGAAGTCACCGACAACGATCTCGTTGTTGAACGCCATCTGGCAGTTGCTGCGGTGACGGGTGAACTGCCCATTTTCAAAACCAGCCCTCTCGTGCCATGCCTGCGTTGCCACGTCATACACCCATGTGGTGTTGGCCGATGGGAAGATCAGCACATAAAAAGCGTGACCGTCTTGCTGGTACGTGTAGGCAACAGCATCCGAGATGTCGTTGTACTGCTGAATCTGCCACTCAACAGCGTGTGTCGAGATGCGAGTACCCGTGTAGCCGTTGGCCCGGTAAACGATGCCCTTACCACGGGAGTCAGAACCCAGCCAGAACACGCCGTTGTCGAGTTTGGCAAGCGAGTAGGGGGAGATGCAGCCAATCTCGTTAAAAGCGCCTTGGATGCGCTCAAAAGGATAATCCAGAGTGGCTGCGTCATACCAAACCTCGACCGAGTTGGTGCCAAACACCCACACTTCGCTGTGGTCAACAATTAGGCCGGTTACACCATCAGGCGAACCCATTGCTTCTTTAAACTCCAGCGGATCAATTGACAAACCATCCAGCAAACTGGTAACCCATATTCGCTGGCTGTTTGGCTCGTTGAACACAAAATATCCGTTCAAGTAACCCACGGTCACAGCACCGGGAAAGTCCGGGTCGGTAATCTGCTGGAACACGTTGGTCGTGTTGTTGTAGATGTAGCTTGGCCCGTTGGCTGCAATGAACACTTGGGTTCCGTTGTCAGCGATGCTCACGGGACCAGTGCCTGCCACGGTGCCCAGCAAAGTGGGAGCGTAGTTTGTGTCGATCTTGAAGAACTGGTTGCCCGATACAACGAAGGCAGTGGTGCTGTCAGGCGCAAAGTCCCACAGGCCACGGATTGGACCGTTGCCGATTGACGCCAGCAGGCGCAGCCCTGGCGCACGGTTCAGAAACGCAGGCTCTAGTCCACCCTCGGGGATGACCTCGGGGAACAGGTTGACCATGCGGGCATCCGCAGCGTTGATGCTGCGGGTGACGTAGGATGAACCGAGGATGGGCGTCTTCATAGGGAATCCTGATACACCCATTGAGGGCTGTCGTCAATCCAAATGTCAGCGCTTACAACAGCGGCTTTGGCTTTTCGGCTAGTGTAAACAACTTCAACCGGAACATTGACAATTGTTTCGGCTGGTGTACGCATCGTGACGATTTTCACCGTGTGCCCACAATTTTGCGCCAGCTCAGCAAAGCTATTCCACAACGCCGGGTCGGCAGTGTAGGTTTTGTCGTAATCAAGCGCGATAAGCATCAGTAGTTTCCAGCGTAGATGTTGAAACGCTGACGATTGGACACCAGTGCGTAGGGCATGGACATCACATCGTATGGGTTGTTGATGCGCTTCAGATTGCGCTTGCTGGTCATGGCGATGCGCTGCACCTGTGGGCTTGGCTCCACGCCAAACTCAGGAGCGATCTCCATTGCCAAGTTGTAGGCAAACGCCCGCATGTAACCTGGGGGGAAGAACAACTCGGTGCTGAGCAGCGCAGGCTCCGTCAACTCTTGCACCGAGATGAAGTGCCACTCCAGCAACTGCGTGGGCCGGGGGTAAATGTACATCTCCACGTTGGGGAACGTGTTGTTGATAAAGATGACCTGCGGAAAAGTCGATGTCGATGTCTTGACAGCAATGCCGTTGTACTGGTCCTGGTTGATGATTTTGATGCCATACGACACGCCACTGGGGGCGCGGAAGTAGGTGCCATCATCAAGTTGGATTGGGCGGTTGCCCACAAAGTCACCGGTGGGGCCAAGGGTGCGCTTGATCTCGCCCACGGGCCAGTTGAACACTTGGTCTTGGGTGCAGAACACGGACAGACGCTCGGTGTTCCAGCTATCGACCATTTGTTGAAGCGCCAGCAAAGCGTCTTGCGATGTGGCGGCAGAAGGCGTTTCACCCTCAGCCAAAATACCAAGCAACCGCAGCGCCCTGTTGATCTGATCTCCTGCTGTCGTGCTCATTTGGTCACCCTTTGTTTGGCGGATATTGACATTTTAATCCTTGATTCGGCTGACGGGCGAATCCCAACATGAGACGCGCTGATCTTGGCGCGAACCTCGGGAGGGCGGGGCTTACCCTTGAGCGCCGCTGTCCTTTTCGCAATTGTCTCAGGGCTTTGCTTTCGACCAAGTTGTGCCTTGCGCATGTTGTCGCGGGCCTGCTGTGAGCGTTTCACCCCCAAACAAGAGTCAGCAATTTTGCGCTTGTTGTAAACAGGTCGAAAAAAGTCAATCCAGAATTGCTCGTGCTTGATCAATTCTTCCTTGTTTTCAACAAATTGCACAACCTCCCAGTCAAACGCATTTGAACCGTACTTGCGGTAGGCGTTTTGCAAATGCTCACAGTGATGTTTGCCTTTGCGGAGATTGCACATGTGAGCCGCCCATCTGCGACTTACAGCAACTGCTGAACCAACGTACATGTCTCGTGTAACGTTGTTTACTATTGCGTAGATCGCAGAAGCCATTTCAGTTTCCTTCGGATTCGTCGCTTGCCGAAGTCAAAAACGATGGGACTTCGTTGGGCTGTTCGACAGGTTGATCGGTCACTTTGCGGGTGTACTTGCGCTTTGGCGCTTCGACTACCGGCTCGGATGCCACCTCGACAGGTGTGTCAGGATTGTACCGTGTCCAGCCGTTTTTTTCATCATTGACGATTTCAGCTTCGTTGGTAGCAACTTTGGCACCAAACTCAGGGTGTACGAGGACAATATTCATTCAAATCTCCATGTGAAAACGGGGCCGAAGCCCCGTTTTACCAGTTGCTCAAGAATTAAGCAACG